ACTTTTTGGTGTTAGATTAGCCATTTAGACCCCCATCCAAACTAAAACTTCATTATCATAAGTTGTGGTATTCATATCTTGAATTACTGTCGCATCAAGTACGTGATCAACAAAAGAACCAGAGCTGTGCGAATTGGCTGCTGACCCATCGAACCCTCTAGTTGAAATAGTAAATGTATTAGAGGATCTTGAAGATACAAGAATCTTTTCCTCTGCAGATGTTCCTCTATCAATTACAATTACAAAAGGATTTGACCCAGAAGGAAATGTTGAACCATCAACAACCGAAATAGATGTCACGGAGTTGTTGATTGAAGATGACAGCGTTGTTCTTAGCACGCTACCGCTGAATTCTCTTCTCAACATACAATCTCCTTAGTCAATACTGATGTCAAGGTCGCCAGTTGCGATTCTTAGCGTATCTCCTGCATCAGTTGTTTTGTTTACTGTTAGCGTACCCCACAACAAAAGGTTTCCGGCAGTGGAGGCATCAAATATTCCAATCGCAACGACTGTTGCGGCAGGCATTCCTGCAAAATCAATATTGGCGCTGTTGGATGTAGCACCGCTTGCGGAAGCGGCAAATGCTGCTGTTTGACGAGCATATGAGCCGCCAGTGACTTGCGTTCCACCACCGGTGTCATCTGGGGCTACCGTGTAGAGCCCGACATAGACAGCAGCAGGGATGGTGAAGGCTGCCGTGCCCAAGAAGTGATCAATTAATTTGTTTTCAAGATAGTTAGAAAGATTGCCAGCCATTTAAACCTCCAAGCCATTATAGTACATTTGTTTTTCTTCGTCATTAGCCCGTCTAAAATTATCTAAACTTAGCAAACTTTTTGCGTCATCTTGCGGAAGTTCAAGCATTGAATTTTCCCGTGTAAATGTAAAACCATTGCTGAGAGTATAAGAATATCCGCTCTCAAAGTAAACGACAATTTTTTCACCAGGTGAAGCAATGACAGCCTCGGCTTGTTTTGGCTTTACCTTTGTTGTTTTTTTTGGCGCTACATCTTCACTTTTTACTACATTCTGCGTCATAGGGCTCCATTATGTTTTTGGCGGGATGGGGTTCACCCACCCCGCCATTAACACTCAAACAATTACTATTACAGTGAGCGCAACTTCACATTCTTGGCAATCACGTAAGAATCAAGATTCTCAACGTTACTTGCAAGTCTGAGGAATTGTGTGTACTCAATGGTGTCCGTCTTTGGTTGGAACTGACGATACACAGTAATATCTCTGTGTAGACCAATAACTCTGTTATTGGGGAATGTCAATTCAACAAAACCATGGCTACCAGCAGGCGATGAATAATCACCGGTTACTGTTTCTGGCATCAATGGGATTTCCACCAGTGGGATACCGTATGGCGACATACCTGTTGCACCAGGACCACCATTTGCACGAATAGCACCATTCATGAATGCTTGTTCGCCAAATGTTGAACCAGGGGCTGCAGCACCAGCGGTTGCAGCCGTGGCAGAGTTTGGATTCTGCAAGCTGAACGATGTGTCCTGCACGATTCCTGGACCCGAGAAGAAACGCAGTTCATTGCGCTTCTGCAGGTACTTGGTTGGCATATTGCGGAGAACGCGGTCATATGTGGCACGGGAAATATTGTTTCCGGCCTCATCAACAACTCTACCGCCAGCCAAAGCAAGCTTCACATAACCATCAAGGGCCTTCAGAAGACCATTGTTTGAAGATGTGTTACCGTTAATGAGCAAATCATCCATGTCATTAGCTGTTTGACGAGCCATAACCTGAGCAATGTGATCTTCCAGTGAAGCACCTTCAATATTGTCTTCGAGCGACTCTGTGCTGAGCTCCCAGTCCAAACGAAGCTTAACGCTTGAAAGCGAAACCTTCGTAAATGTAACTGCTGCATTTGCGCCAGTGTCCGATGCCTCAGTTGCTTTTGCAAGCAAGCGAGTACCGATTGATAGCTTATCAATCTCCATTTGCGGTGTGCGCATGCGCACCACGCGAGCATTCTTCATCAGGTTTGACTGATCGACCACGAAATCCAAAAATCGATTTGACTGCTCTGGTTTGAGCAAGCCACCCGATGCGTTGCTAACGACGCTCGTAGTAACTTCGTCAGCTTTTGCTAAAATTTCTTCTTGTGTTGCCATAGTAATATTCCTCCTTAACTTATGACTTGTAGCCCAGAGCTTTAATCAAGCTTTGTGGCAAATAAAGGTTTCCCCAAAACGATGTCTCTGACTTGATAATTACATCATCAGCATCATCTTCTGGGTCTACACTCTTTTTTACGGCACCGGCGTTTGCAATTTGCTCTACCTTAGCGTTCTGTTCTTCTAGAGTCTTCTCAGCTGTTTCCAGTTTCTGAGCGAGTTCTATGTTGTGTGAGTCGAAGTTTTTGGCAACTTCATCAATCTTGGCAGCGACATTTGCTTCGACTTCCGCCTTTAGCGTAGTGGCAAAATCGTTGAGCTTCTGATCAATGACGGAACCCAATACTTCTTTTAAGATTTCCATATCCATTTCCTGTTCCTCCATTTGTTCAGTATGTACTGCTGCCTCGATTGAGACTTCAGTATTTTCGAGTTGTTTCTCCAACTCTTGATCGCTTGGTTCCGAACTTAGCCAAGCAATAAACTTTTTGACAAGCGAATTTTTGCTGTCATTATCATAATTAGAATTATCCATAGGTTTCACCTTATCATATATTACATCATTTTGCAATTCAAAATGAAGGTTTTCTTCAATTTCTTCGTCAGCGTCTAAATCGACACCTTCAAAGTAAACTCTTCCTTCTTCAATAACATCCTCTAATTCTTCATAAATGCTATCAAAAATGATATCATAAAACAAGTCTGTTTCATCAACAGTTTCGGTATTAAAGTCATTACCATCAACACTCTTTTTTGTCTCCTGGAGTCTTCTATACCTTTCAAGAAGGCGACGACCCTTGGCAGCCAATCTCGCAGCGGCAGCCCTGTCGCTGGGAACTGGCTCACCCCAGGCAGAAGCGGAAAGTGCGAGGCGAGTTGGTTCACCGTTGGGCTTCTTCATGGGGCCAGATGGATTCGTAAAGAACCTTGTCAAAAAAGACCCCTTGCGCCGCATTTTTTCTGGGGTATCAGCTGCGCCACGAACTCCCGGTTTTAGATTAGCACCTTCTGTCTGCTTGAAGTGTCTCCGACCAGCAGCTGTCAAGCCCCCTTTGGGGTCTTTGATTGGCTGCTTGGCTTTCTCAACAGCATCATCTTCCTTCAAAGCGTAATCAAGAGAACCATCGCTTGCTCTTTTAACCAAGTCAATTGTAGCCACAGCATTTGCTGGATTGTCAACCAAACTTAGCTCACCCAAATTATATTCCTTAATTACTGAAACTGGTCTACCGTTAAATGATTTTCCTTGCATCAGTTCTTTCTTAATAATTTTTCCACCGATAGAAAATGCACGAAGTGTCCCATCAAGAACTTTCTGCCAAGTGTTTTCTGCACCCTTTGAGATATATGCTTCTACTTGGATAGCATTATACTCCTCCCCATTAGCTGATTTAATCTTAATTGGTTTATAGCTAATTGCTTTTCCAACAGCTATCGGAGCATGCATTTCCCGAATATTTCCTTGCCAATTCTTAAATGCATCAAGTGATGCACTGAAGTCTACAAGGTCGCCAACTTTATCAACATTGTCCGCAGTGGCAATGCCGGTAACAATACGCTGTTCTTTTTTCACCATATCTATGGGGAATGATAAGTTAAAATCTGTCATAAAGATATACTCCAAAAGTATAAATCAATAATGCATTATACAGCAAATTACGCTACGGCGTATACTGATAGAACTACGTTCGCCGTGATGATTTGAAATTTTGTATAATCACCGGGAATTTCAACATAGTTTTTATTTGCTGGGATGAGCACTTGGTGTGGTCCACCGTTCAACTTCACTACGGCATCCGTGCTTGCATCCGTGTTGTGAAAGTAAATACTTGAAGTATGATTGTTTGTAGACACGGTGTTTGCCGTGCTATCCACTGCTGTACTTGAATAAACAATACCCATTGTATGACTCATTGACTACCTCCTGAGTTGTCTTGATTTTCTCCCCGCTCAGCCTGGTCTCCCGATTGTCTCGGATCACTAGAGCCTTCTGGGGTGTCTGATCTGGCATTCCTTGGCTGGGAAGATTGGTTATTAGAGTTACCAATCGGAGCCCCAGCATTAGATTCTTTTTTAATTTTTGTTGGGAACGGAAGAATTTCGTCCCCGTCTCCCCTTTCGGGTAGACCGAGTTGAGACCTGACTTCATTGGGGGCAATAACTTCTGTTCTCAAATATCTGTCATTAATTCTAGACTGAATATCTTCATCAATCAAGTCTATCTTCTTGAATGAAAGGCTAAACAGGCTTGTAAATTCAGACATAACCCTGTTAATTTTCTTTTCAATTACGGACTGATCTGGGCCTACAACCTGCATTTTGAATGTTTTATCTGAGTCTCTGGACACCGCAAGATTTGCATTATCATACACGCCAACCTTTGGCGCAGGAACCCTGTTGGCAACCAAAATTTCATCTCGGTTTGATTTTCTGTATTTATCAAATGATGAATCCTGAATGCCGGCCTCTAATTTTTCAAAGCGGATATCGCTATCAGCGCCAATAGAGGCAGGGATTGGAATAACAAGAGTGCCATGATTTCTCCCCTTAACTTCTTTTCTAAAATAATTAATGAGTTCTTGCTTGGATTGATTACTTAACTTTGCACCCTTAACTATAACGGCATACCGAGGAATAGCTTTATTCTCAAAGTAATCAATATTATATTCTTTTGCAAATTTATCCCCAACAATTGCAGCAGCAGCAGAGACTGAAGAAGGAATACCGTAATATGTATTTTTAGGAGAATAGGTTTTAAAATGAATAATCTCATTTGGTCTTGGGTCGGAGTTGATCGGGTCCTCTGTTTCTTTGTCTGCATAGTTCCTAAAGAATACTGCTGATATTTTATTGCTTCTCGCAATTTGAACATATCCATCTCTTCCTCTCCTTACCCGAACAAGCGTTCCAGGAATGTGACCAATATAACCAATCTGACCAGAGTTGTTTCTGCCAATTTCCAAATAGCCATTACCGACTGTAAGAACATCTTGCCAAACTTTAATCATTGTCTCAACAAAAGTCTCTTCAAGATTAATATTTTCAAAAATCTCTTCAAGGCGTTCTTTTTCATCCTGCAATTGTTTTCGTACTCGACTAATCCTATCTGGATCACCCATTGCCTTTTCTATTTTTCTTTTCGATTTGGTTGTTTCTTGAAATTCAATACCAACACCAACGGTATTCATCACCCTTGCCATTACCGAGGCGTTATGAATTGCGCTTGAATCAAAAAGACCTGCTAGTGTATCAAGATCGTATGGTGGGTTTACGATATCATATAGCGAATATCCATCAAGAGTTTCTGGATCAATATATTTACTCTGTGTACCATCCGTGCCCTCAAACTTCTTTGATAGCCTCATCACTTTTCTTTTCATTTTTGGGGACAAGGAATCAAAAGAGACTTTCATGAAGGGATCGTCATCAACTGGTGTTGACTCCATTCCAAAATATTCAATGCCGTCAAGTTCTTGAGAATCTTCTTGAATGTGCATCATATTTTTTGTCATGACGGCCTCAGGGTGTCAAAAAAATCTTCATATGGATCTGCAACAAGCCCATTCTTTAATCTGTCAACTTGGTCATCACGCTCGTTTGCTGAAACCTTTCTGGCACCTTGGACCCAGGTTAGGCGACCTTCATCACTTCCGGTCCAATATTTGGCGGCTTCCTTTACCCTCTTTTCAATATTCTCATCACCGATAAAACCCTCCGCAGATAAGTAGCCATCTCCATCACTTAGGGGACTTCCATCTGGCATAATCCAGATACAGACTCCGTAAGTCCTTGGCGGGACCCAGAGTTTTTTCTTTTTAATAGGATCTTGACTCATTTGAATCTATTGTACACCATTTTTATTAAAAAAAGAATAAAAATGACGAGTAGCCGTACAGTTTTTCCCAATCACAGTCAAATATTGTCATTCACGATACTACTTGACTGGGCAAGAGCCCGTGGCGCAGTTATCAATGTCTATTTCGTCAAAACCACTACCGCCATTGAATTTGATAGAGAAGTCAATAGATGCAACCATTTTGTCATATACTTCCTTGGTTATTTCCTCATATGGAGGGAGCGGGAAGTTGTGATCAACATGCAGAAGAAACGATACTGATTTCACAGAATTATCATAATTTTCAGACAACCATCTCTTCATTTCAGGCAATTCTTCTTTTTTGTAATACACAGTGACGGAAACAGCATTATCAGCCCATACCGTTTGCATCTTCTTAACCCACTCAAGTTGCTCAATTGCTGTCATTTGACTTGCAAGGATAGAACCCTCTGGAGACTTGCAGGGGAATTCAACAACATATCGGGTGTGATCTTCCCTTCCATCCAGACCAACATCCCAAACAACTTTGTGCCCGCGCTTACGGCATGCATCAACTAGAGGATCTGCGGAACCAAATCGTACTCTACGAATATAATGACTGGCAAAAGATGGATGAATGCCCGGAGTCACACCTGGCAATAGGGACAGCGTTCCTGAAGGTTGTACCGTTGTTAGCCTCACAGATTGAGGCCATCCCTTTTCTTTGCTATACTGCTTGTCAAACTTTTTTAGATTTTCATAAACATCAGAAAGCCAATTAATTTTCTCCTCTGGGCATTGCAGAATACCAGTTACTGATTGCCCCAGTCTAGAATTCTTGTGCACAATTTTGTTTGTTTTCTCATATGGATATGCCAAGCGGGTGACTTGCTTTTGAATCTTGTACAAAAGAATTGAGACTTCCTTAAATTGTGCAAGTGATTCTATGTTTGGCAAAAAGATGGTTGCAAGATTACAAGATTCGCCATCGGCTAGTGCAATTTCAGCACATGGATTGAATCCCTCAATTGAAGGATCGCTTGAGCTCTCACCAAGCCTACCAACAGTTCTTGCAAGTTTCCTATTAACAAGACCATAAGGCTCACCAGAACCATCATAGCCTTTCCAGAGTTCAGCCATGATTTGATCAAACTCATCAGCATAAATTGAATTGTTGCTATTTGCTCGCCACGCTGGAATAGAGCCAGTGGACCAGTTCTTTGCTCTTAGAAATAAAACGTCATCGGGATCACCAATTGCAATTTGTGCTGAGCGACGAGAAGACCCCGAGACAACAATGCGACCAATGATGTTGCAAATATCTAGGACATCAATAGAGCGAAGTTTTTTCCCAGTACGATTACTCAAGACTTTGCAGATATCATCAATTCCATCAACAAGTGCTCCAGGGCCAGAGGCAGTTCCGCCAAATGTTTTTAGTTGGGCACCAAATTCACGAATTAGAATTGTTGAATATGTAAAGCTTTTACCGGTTATAAAATACGATTCAAGAACCTTGTGGAGAAGTTCTCTCCACCCATGCCTTGAGTCTGGGACAATAAAATCAGCATCATTTGTTCTTTCTGCCTTAATTGCCTTGACATCTTTTACTTTTGGCAGATCATGAATTTTGGATCTTTCAACAGAGAACCCAACACCACCACCAAGCATTAGATAATCAAAAAGTAATTCAAAATCTTCAATCTTTTCAATATTTGAAAAGAAACAATTATTTAGCGATGTTCCAGAAAACTTTGAAACAAGCGGTGTGCCAAGCTGCCATAGCGCCCTGCCAGCGACGGTACAGCGGAGGTTGTACATGTGATCAAAAAGTTGCTCAGCCTCCTGTACTGAAAAAGGAGTGCCGATTTCTATTGCGCCATCAATGATACGCCGGATGGTCTCCGGCCAGGATTCAGTCCTGTCTAAGCCCTCAATCTTTCTGCTATATGTTCGCAGATAAACAATTTCTCCTAAACCTCCAAAACCCCAAGGGGGTGTTTGGGTAGCATAGGAATTAATAAATTCATTTGAAATAATAGACATACGACCTCCAGATGGGCGAAATACAATTTTATTAGATGTATGATTGTTCGTCAAAAAATAATACTAAGGACTACGCAAAAGAATTTTCATAAAATTCCAAGCGCTCAAGGATCTTAGCAGCAGTGGAATCCCAAGACCACTCGGAATGAAGAATTTTTGCTGACTTGACAAAAAATTTCTTGACATCATCGTACTCACTGACAACGCTTTCCATTAACTCAATAAGTTCTTCAAAATCTGGACTCGCCCATTCCCCAGTATCGGTTGCGTACAGTTGATCATTCCAAACAGCCTTGTTCATCACTGCACCTAGTGGGATTGCATAATTCGCAAAATCTGCACAACCTGTAAGATTTGTCACGATGGTTGGGAGACCTGTAGCAATTGCTTCAAACGGGATCATTCCGAAGCCTTCACCCATTGTTGGATATATTAAACAATGGCATCGGTGATAAAGTTTAACAAGATCATCAAGGCTCAGTGATTCTGGGATGGCGATGATTTGTGGGTGAAGTGAGGCTGGCACCAGCCGACCATTGATATAAACCTCTGCCATGCAGAATTTATCATATTTTAAAATTAATCTGTAATCGTTATTCCCTTCATACAACTCCATGAATGCATCAACGGCCATCTGTGCATTCTTTCTTTTTGAATCCCCACCAACATGAAGAAAATTAAATGTTGATGTTAGTTCTCTTTCAATAATACTAAAGTCTTCAGAAACACCATGCGGTATAACATGGATGTTTGCGTTCACATTGTGAGATTCATAAACTTCTTTTACAAAATTAGATGTTGTCCAAATTTCATCACACTTACGCATATTGTCAAGCCAGTGTAAAGGAATTTTGGTTGATTCCCACGGGGTATACCCGATATGGTATTTTGAATTAAGCTGATAATATGTTGGCGGGCAAAAGTTTATATGATAATTGATATCACTTCTATTGTAGAATACGGCACATTTTTTTTTCTGAAGAGCTTTGATTGTTGCCAATCCAGCATTGAAATAACCAGGGCTAAACCAATTTTCCCCAGACGAGTCTTGATGATTTAAACTAAACCAACTTATTTTTTTCATTAGTGTCCTTTCTGTTAATTAGGGGTACTATCTAGAGAAGAGATATTGAAACAGTGAACCCCTTTTTTAACCAAAGCCTCGGCTGTGCCCTGAGAAATTTCGCAACTAATTGGTTGGTTTGTATAAACACATCTGGTAGCGGCAATAAAAAAATCATCAATATTCATAATACTGATATGCTCTGGATCAAGGATCACGGCTGGACCATAATCATCAGACTCGACAACGGCTACGATTTGCATATTACCCACAATACCACCTTTTTCTTTTTTTGAAAATCTGTATACTGGTATACTTAGCATGCTAGTAACATATAGGTATGCTATGTATTATTTAAGTATATCAGGTATGCTTAGTATACTTGCATGCTAGGCATGCGCAAGCATATCAGATTTTTTTATTCCATGTGACGAATTTTCATTTTTTTTCTGCTATGCTCTTCCCCGGAGGTATTTGTGAATAAAATTCTTGTATTTATTATTTGGTTATTAATAACGGCATCACTAATTAAGTATTCTTTATACTTTTCTTTTGATCATGATGCTGGCAATGTTGGTTCTCTACTCATGTCTTTCACAGTTCTCTGGTTATACGCTTTCTTTAAGAAAAGCAGTAAGTAAATGAGAATTGTAAACTTTGATGATGATACTGACTTAGAGGATATCCCTTCTCTTCAGATGATAATTAAGGCTGTACCATTTGAAAAAGGTTATGTTCCGTCTTTGGTTATAATGTCCCCAGGTGATGACTATCCTATGTCAATTGACGAACTAAACGCCTTGATGGATGGAGTTGAGATTGCTAAAAATAAAATTGATGAGATAATTACATATATATTAAAGGTTAAAATTTTTGATGAAAATGGTATTGATAGATATAAGTACAATCCAGAAGATTTTGAAGATCTTGGAGAAGTTGATTATGACGAAGGGGATCAAAGCGAGGAATGATGATAGGAAACATTGTAGGTGGTAAGATCAAGGATTTTCCTTATCCAGACAAGTCTTGCCCCTACTGCAATAAAATACTATTTGTTGTAAATGCAATTCATCTGTATCAGGATAAATTTCAATATAAGGCTTTATACTTTTGCCATAATCCACAATGTCGCGCTTATGATGAGGGAGCTAGAAAAGCCTATGCTAGAATCGTGTACTCATCTGAGGATGCCTTCCATTCTTTTCATAGAGTTGAAATTCCAGTTCAAAGATGGTCAAAAGAAGACTTAGTTAGCTTTTATCAATAAATTGTGTTAGAATGGTTTTTATGCCTATTGAGTCATGTTCTTTTGAAAATAAACCCGGTTTTAAATGGGGCAAAGGTGGCAAGTGCTATACCTACACCCCTGGTGATGAAACCTCCATAAATGGAGCACGTAAAAAAGCCAATGCACAAGGTGTCGCTGCAAGAGTGGCTGGATACGTTGAGAAGGAAGTTGTCTCAACGGGGACAATGGGCTCCGGAATTAAGAATCCACAACAGGGGTATGCAAAGCCAAAAAAAAGAAAAAAGAAAGCCAACTCCATGTCGGAGTATTTGAAGAAGAATCTTGATACATGGTTTAGAGAAAGATGGGTTGATATTTCAAGACCCAAAGCTGGTGGCGGTTATGAGTCGTGTGGTAGATCGGATGCTAGTTCCGGCAAATACCCAAAGTGCGTTCCAGCAGCAAGGGCAGCAAGAATGAGCCCTGCTCAGATTAGATCAGCTGTTCAGAGAAAGCGGAGAGCTGAGTCGACAAGAACTCGGGATGGAAACAAACCAATCAATGTTTCTACTGATGTAGAAAAGGCATCAAGAAATGTTCCCACAAATCCAGGATTGTACGCTCGAGTTAAAGCAGAAGCCAAAAGGAAGTTTGATGTTTATCCATCAGCCTATGCAAATGCTTGGCTAGTTAGAGAATATAAGAAAAGAGGTGGCGGGTACAGGGTTGTTTCAAAGTCTTTTGAAAATGTAAATAAAGTTGCTGATGACCTTGACGAACAGGAAGCAATGCTAGCGGATCTTTTGATAGCCTTGACTGACAGATATGGCAAGTTTAATGAAGACGCTATCGGGGTGTGGGCAGGATACGATTCACCAGAAGAAAACGATGTTGCCGATATTGGCGTAAAATGCGCTAATTGTGTACTATATGAAGGAGCTGGTGTTTGCAAGATTATAGCGCAAGCAGTTGAGCCAGAAGGCAAATGTCGCTTCGCTATCATCCCAGATGGGGTCGTTAATGATGAAGAATACGAAATAGAAGAGAATGAAATGGAAATCAATGGTACAGAGTAGTCTCTTCTGATACAATATATAAACACCTAGGAGGTTTTATGACTAATACAATTAAGATTCCAGTAGATAATGCTGAGAAGATGATCTTGAAGCATCAGTTCTTGCTGAAGGAAGCGCTCGCTGCTGCTTCTTATCATCAAGAGCAAGTTGATACTTTGTCAAAGGCAGTAAAAGATGTTACCTATATGCTTACAGAGACCACAACATCTTTGGGTGGCACGCATCATGGCGACACTGGTGAGCCAGCATCATCTGCTCCAGCAGCAAGCGATGTTGACGGTCCAGGAAAAGCAGAGCAAGTCAAGAAAGAAGACCTGGTTGCTGCTCTTTCTTCGTTTGAAGCAAAACACGGAAAACTTGATATTGATACAAGTGTCATTGCTGAATTCTTGATGGCGAAGTAATATAAGTTATGGAAGCCGTCATTGTAGCAGTTATTACTGCAATCGGTGGATTGCTAGCCGTGTTGGTTCAAAAGGGTAGAGAAGAGAACAAAGCAGATCACGGTAGCGTAATGGAAAAACTTATTGATCTTCACAAGGATGTTCATCATGTTGAAGTCAAGATTGATCATGTTGAAGAAAAACTTGACTCTCACCTAGTATTGGATCATACAATGCCAACAAAAATTAAAATCAAGAAAAAATAAAAATTTGCGGTCAGTTCTGGGCTTAGGATATTCTGAAAAGTTATTCTAGGTGTACGGGGTTGATCGCATTTTTATTTTAAAATAACTTTGCAAACCGGGCTTTAATTTTATTTTGTGTGTTAGTATATTTCCATGAACGACACCCCAGAAACAACAGAGCAAGAAGAGTCCGGTCAATGGAAGATGCCATTTTCCGAGATTGAAAAACTATACGATGTTGCGATGGCGAAGTTTTTGCCATGGACATCGGAAACTGCAGAAAGGATTTTCGCAAGTGTTTTCTATGGATATCATAAAGGCTGGAATTTATCAAAGATTGTCAGGCACTATTCCTTGCCAGAAAATACTGCTAAGCAGTTTTGGCAAAAACTTAATTTTCCAGAAAAAGGAGGTGAAGACAAAGTGACAAGAACCCGTTCCAAGCAAGATTCAATCGTTGGATTCTTGAAGACTAATGTTGGTAAGGTTGTTACCCCAGCAGAAATTTCCAAGAATATTAGTATTTCATTACCAACTTTTTATAATTTCTATAATGCCAATCGGCATTATTTTAGAAAAGTTCAGCGTGGTAAGTTTGAGATACTCAACCCAGAGACTGAGCGAGCCGAAGTAAAGTAATCCAAGGCAGATTGTTCCCACCCATATGACCATTGTAAAAACTTCGTATCTTCTAAATAGTGGCAATATGACGTGGGAGCAAGCTGCTTTTAGCGCAGCAGAAGAGTTGTGGGATAGGCATAACACCTATAAAGATTTTAATATTAAACCATATTTAGTGCCCTCAAATCCAGAAATCACAAATCTTAGAAATATCATTGCTGACTATATTTCCTCAGATTTGTATTTACAAAAAGTTGATTGCCTTGAAGGAAGAAGCAACGGTGATAGATCCGAGCACAAACTTATGTGGTATGCATTTGCATCAAATGCAATTCGTGCAATAAAAGTTTTATATCCTAAAAACTCCGCCAGGATGATTGAAGTTGTTATAACTGTTATTAATAAACAAAAGGATTATGGTCATCATAACATTGCCATGTTTGGTATCACTGGCTTGGTAATAAGAATTCACGACAAGATTGCAAGAGCAGAGAATATTCTGCAAAAAGAAAACATGCAAAATGCTGTTCCTGGTGAAAGTTTATATGATACTTTCCTTGACATAATCGGATATTCCATCATTGCCATAATGTGGTTAAATAATACTTTCATGTATGAGTTGGGAGAGAAATGAAAGTTCCTATGCACAAACATCTCCTGCTAAGGGGTTTTGCTAAGACACCACCGAGTGACAGCGAGATTACGATTCGTTGGCTCAATAGTCTTGTTGAAAAAATTAATATGAAAATTATTCAAGGACCATTCGTTTCCTATGTTAATGAACCAGGGAACCGCGGACTGACTGCCGTGGTTATGATTGAAACATCGCATATTGCATTTCATGTTTGGGATGAAAAAGATCCCGCTCTTGTACAGTTTGACTTGTATACATGCTCAGAACTGAATGTTCCTATAGTCCTTGAAGAACTAGAGAAGTTTTTTAACTTTGTAAGTTCTGAACATCTTGTATTTGATAGGGAGGAAACTTTTGTCTTGATTGATGGAAGTTTTATGATCAATGCAATCAAATAGCCAACAAAAACATATTGAGCCGTGGATTAATTCCTATGTGCAAATTCTTAGAAGAAGAATAGGGTTGTCGGAATGGAAAATTGAATTAAGAGATAAACCCTGCTCTAACGATGCCCTTGGTGAGTGTGATGTTATTTATGGTCAATATCGTGCGACCATAGCTTTGCATAAAAATTATAAAAAAGAAAAACCCGAATCTTTAAGAAATACAATTGTTCATGAGTTGTTACATTGTCATCTGTCGCCAATCACGGAATCGGCAGGACAAGTCATGGAGCCATTTGAAGATGATGCTAATGGTAGAAAAATTGTTCAAGCCACTATAAATGCAATTGAATACCAAACAGAAAGAGTGATTGATTTGATTGCAGAAGTTGTGTCACCAATAATGCCCCTTCCAAAAATGCCAAATAAAAAAACAAAAACAAGAATTAAGAAAAATAAAGGTAAAAGAATTTGATCAAAGATTCAATATTTATACCAATAGCAGCCTGCGAAGAGAAATTTATAGAGCAAACTGTAAGAAGTGCTTTACAAAATGCTGAGGATCCAAAGAAAGTTTATTTTGGAATATTTAACAATATCCTTAACAAAGACCATTCTTTATTAAACAATGAATTTTTACTTACTGATCATAGAATTTTTTATGTTGAAGTAATAACTCCAGCACCTATGGGTACGGGGTTTGGCAGAATGAATGCCGCTTTATTACAGTTTAAAGATTTTGATTATATGTTTCAGATAGATGCTCATACATTCTTTAGTAAAAACTGGGATACTCAGTTAATAAATGTTTTTAATAAAATCAAAGATCAAGAAAATATTGATGAAGATAAACTAATTCTTTCTGCATCTAGTGGGTTCATGTGGACTTATAATGATGAAAACCCTGAAAAAGTTTATGCTGTTGTGGATAATAAGAAAGAAATTTTTGAAATAGATCCATTAAACTTAGAAAAAAATGCCGAAGAGTTAGTAAACAGAGGCATGACAAGTCTTAAATTTGTCTATGATGGAATGCAAAATCAAGACTTTAATAAAGATACTGTTGGGTTTCCAATAGTTTATGGAGATCACTATATAGAAGAAAATGAATACAAAGAGTCAGGCTGCATTCATGCAACCTTTATGTTTTCTAAAGCAAAACTAACCAGGGAAGTTATGCACGATCCAGAGGACCATTTTCATGGAGATCAAACTAACTACTCTATTAGACTTTTAAGTAGAGGGTATAGAATTTTTAGCCCTAAATATCCAACTATTGCTACTTTAAATAAAGGGCATGTAAGTAAAGAATTTATGAGCAAGCCATCAAAACAAAATGATGACTGGAGATTATACAAACCAAATCAGGTTGGATCAAACTATTTACTTACAAAAATAAATAATTCAAAAATTAATTTTAATAAAATAATGTCTGGAGAATATTTTGGTTATTGGGGAACAACAGACAATGATTCTTTAAATAAAGTAAAAGAACAGATTAATTATCCATAATTTTATTCCCAGATAGCTCAGCTGGCAGAGCAACGGACTGTTAATCCGTTTGTCGTAGGTTCGAGCCCTACTCTGGGAGCAACTGTGGTATAATCTATTGCTATGTACGAGTATAGAGTCAAAAAGGTATACAAGGTCGTTGATGGGGATACCATTGATGTTGATATTGATTTGGGGTTTAATATTTCTTTTTTCCAAAGAGTTCGGTTGGCCGGTATTGACACCCCAGAATCAAGAACTAAAGACATTCACGAGAAAAAGCTAGGTCTTGAGGTCAAAGAAAAATTGAGCGATCTTTTAAAGGGCGCGTCTAGTATTGCAATTAAAACAGAAAAGCCAGATTCTACAGAAAAGTACGGCAGAATTCTTGGCTGGCTGTTTATTGATGATAGCAAGTTATCGGTTAATGAAATTTTAATCAAGGAAGGCTACGCTTGGAACTATATGGGTGAAACAAAGGTAAAAGACTTTCAGATTCTAGAGAAACGCCGAAAGAACAGTGCCTGAACTAAACGCATCCATCCCGCCCATTGAGTGCTATGTCCGGGGTAATTTTCTTCGTAATCAAGTAGATAGTCACAATTTGAAGTTTCCGTGCGTAATCTTTGGTGTTGCATCCATTCCCGACAGAGCGCCCGTATTTCATTTTCTAATGGAAGATGGCGGGGTTTGGTGGAGAGCACCTATAAATGCATTCTGTACCACCCTAGACGCTCCTGAGGTGGATCTACACGACCTTGTGCTATGGAACAGCTTCTCATCCCACATCAGTGTGACAATCTTTGAGCACATGCGTGGGATGTCAATGACATACATTAATCGCCATAAAGAAAAAGTTGATGGCAAATACATGTTCACATTGGATTGGCATACTCCCGATATCAATATCCTTGATACGGGGTATTCGGTAAATCCGGGTCAACACAAATGTGGTCATGTAATTCAGCGTAAAGATGGTAATTTCGCTATTCAGCCAAATAATAGAATAAAACTATGGGATCCATCATTTACAACAAAGAAAGGTGAAAATGTAATTGATAGGTTGGTCAATGAAACATTATGGGATGTTGAGGACGGGGATAAATGGCTTACCTCCGATGATGACCGGTATGACTACGATATAAATAACCAAGACAATAAGCCAAATCCATTGCCAAGCGAAAGCCATTTGCCCTTCTATGATCAGGAGGAAGTTAATGAGTGGTTTTGGGAATAATGTGGCCGAAAAAGATACTACACAAGTCACAGCCTCAGAAGCGTGCTTGTGGTTGGACGATTTTTTGTTAATATATATCTTCGGGGGTAAATAATGGACGATATCAGCAAACAGCACAAGGCTAAACTCGGAGTGGTGATCAATGGGCATTATATCTATCCAAGGCATCATGTGTCTGCGACAACTGAAGAAAAATATACACCCGGTTTTTTTAAGAAACTTATGATACAATTATCACGTAGAGTTCGCGTGTAAGCACTCTGCGCCTTGGGACCGTTATAGTTGCATTATACCCAAGAAGGGGCTTCCATCTGGCCCGCCTACTCTGCTAAAGCTTTTTATCCCGGCAGGGTAGGCTATTGCCTTTTTTCGCCCGCGCCGTTTATTCCGAAAATTTGAGTATATATTTTTAGCGTGTTATGCATGATTCCAGCTCGGTGGCGAACGTATGTTCGGGGGGGTCAATAGGTGAGATTATGGGCAAGGATTAGGTGAACAATAGGTGAACTTTCTGAAACCCTTATGGGGCAAGGGTTTGCGGGGCATAGGTTGGGGCAAGGGTTCGCCCGTAATGCTACGCCCCTGCTAGGGTTGGCATTACCAACGGCGGGGGCAGTACCCGCCACCAACAAGGGAGACAGCAATGCCAAGCAAGACCAAGACCAAGGGCAAGGCAAGCGCCAAGCCCGCCAAGACCAAGGCTAGGGGCGTTCTCAACGCCCTGACTGCCAAGCGGGAGACCGCCAACAAGACCAACGCCAAGCGCCGAGTGAAGCGCCACTACACCGACAACGGGGCGCAGTATCTCGCTCAGGCGGTGGCAATGGTGCTTACCAAGCGCCCCGCCAAGGGTATCCCCGCCCGTGAGTGGGCGATTACCAACCCAACGGAGTGCGTCATAGTTGACGCTCGCAAGGTTGTCCGCAACCCTGAGCCCGCCAAGTTGGTGAAGCGCCCTGAGAACACCCTTAGGGCTCGGCTGGCATCAATGGCAACCTACGCCCCCCAAGCGGGCGGGGTTGGGTACTCCCGCTACCTAATCAACGGGAGCCCCGCCATTACCGAGACCAACCCCGAAGCGTTCTGGGTAGTTCTCCACCGCAAGTAGTACCGCCAAGGGTACCCCCCCCCGCCCCCCGCCCGCCCGCAAGGGTTGGCGGGGGGTTCGTGCGTTATGGGGTTCGTCGAGCCCGCCCGGTCGGGCGATCTTCTTGCCTTACGCCCTAGTAACATTACACCCAAGAACCTAGTCCTTTATTCTCTCTCATTTTTAGTATGTGTAACATTACGACACCAACGCCAATAGAGTCTATGAGTGTCTCATTTTTAATGCGTGTAACTTTACAGGATCTAAGTCTTTATGCGTAACCTTGCCGGCGGGTGGAGCGGACAGCTTCGCGTTTCCGACCACCCGCAGTACCAACACAGGTACATTCTCTTTTTTTAGTAAGGTTACGCAATCGTAATCTTTCTTTTCTTTTACTTTATGAAACTCAATGTGTGTATCAACCATTCCTTTTCTGGTCGTGATGTTTCCCCAACTGTTCGCCGTACCCCGCCAAACTTTGCGAGGTCAATACCAATCAAGGTACTCTCCTTGTATGTGTACACCTTGCCGTTCTTTCCAGCGAATTGTTTGGCGACAATCTTATCGGTGCTCATTGCGAGGGGCTGTTCTGGTACCAGCGTTGCTTGCTGTTCGGGGCTGATGCGTGCACCACGATACAGGCGCACGGTTGCAATCTCTCGCTCGTTGCTCATCAGGCTCGTGAGGTCACGCAAACGGCAGGCGATGGCGAGCGTGTCACCATTGAGCAACCCTTCAAACTGCCACGCCTTCACTGCCTCTGCTGTTCGGTCTTTTGTCAGTGCTTGTGCGTGACGCTCAACCCAAGGCAGTTGTGGTACACGGATGTAATCTTTCTCAAACGCATCTACCTCGTCGGGCTGTATGATGTGCTTTGTACCACAAATGTTCCACACTTTTACACCCCGCAAAGTGTCGGCAACACTCACGCCGTGTAAGTTTTGGAAAGCAAGGGCGAATAGGTAGGTCGTGGTCATACCCCTACCCTAGCAGGGGCAAGGAGGAATTGCAACCACCTCTTTTGAGAGGTCAGTAATCTTACACAAGGGGTGAGTAATCTTACATCCTGCTTCCAAACCTTACGGACGGGTGTAAGCGGCCCACGAAGGTAGCCGATCACACCCGTCGAATAGGAATGGTTCTCATTCTCATTTTTAGTAAGGATTTGTAATCTCACAACGATGTACCATTAGTGGTACATTATGTAATAATAGAAGTGTGTACCTTTTATGAGACACGCCACGATCGACTAATCGGATACAAAAAAAAAGCCGGGGCATTTCTGCCCCGACTTCTTTCTTATTCTTTTATTCTTTATTCCAGAAAAAGATACACCTTGTATGCGTCATCATTTTCTGGATTAGTCGCATCGGCAGTACCATTTACGAGATAGCGACAATAAGCAATTTTTGCGATGCGCTTGTCGATAGTCGCAAGTGTTTCTAGTCGCTGGCGTACCAGGTTTTCTGGTCGCAAAACGGAAACACTTTTTTGGTTTTCGTGTACCACTTTTCGTACATCTACTATCGGTGCATTCATTGACTTGCACCATTCGCGGTTATTTTTTCCGTCTGGCATTTTTTTCATTTCTAAGGCTTGCGCCACAAGTAGGTTTAGGTACTTATTGTCGTACACGGGCTTGCACCCATTGCCGTTATTTTTCTTATTGCGTGTACCTATTTTGGTACTAAGCATTTTTGCGAATGCTTTTGCTTTTGGGGACATTTCTGATCCTTTCGTTATGTCGTGCGTTATTGCCCGACGCTGTAAGTGTACCAGGTCGCAACATTACTTGCTACTATCCCATAGACGGTACACAACACTATTGCTAGCATCGTGCTAACTTTTGCAAGCACGATCAGCAACGGTGTAATCTTACACCACGCAGTATGTAAGATTACCTATGTGTAATTTTAGTAGTCTTATTCTTTATGGAGAGTGTCCTTAGATACTTATTCTTCGTCTGTTTTGCTATTCCAAACTTCTTGCCAGAAGTCCTGCCGACGATTATGTAACTTTACATAGGTCGGGTAGATAGCATAAACGATAAGTGTGGATAGGATGATTATTTGGATAATGTTCATACTTCTATTCTACTAAAATTACGTGATCATTCCAAGCACCCTTTGTAATCTTACATAAAGGTGGGTGTAAGATTAACGCTACGCTAATCTTACACCCACAGCGGTAATGTTACATTGAGTAGATTATTTAGTATGTAAGTTTACACAGCCTTACACTTTATGACTTGCATTACCTATGTAAGTTATGTAGACTATTGGTAATGCAATACTCAACCCACAACGAAAGGAATAGCAATGTCTGAAACAGATGAGCAAATAGCCCAGAAGGTTCGTAAGTTCTATCGGGATCGGTATGATTACACCGAAACAATGTTGCCCTGCGCTCATTGCATCTTTACTGATGAACCCGACAGCGAGAGTGGCTATGTCTGGATAACCTGCGAAGCCGATAACATGAATAATAATCCAGACGGTTGCAATTGGGGCAACATCTAACATCCAAGTAATCTAAGTCAAGCCCGCCTTCGACCCCCCGGAGGCGGGCTTTACTTATGTTACACATCAGTAAGATTACGCGGGCGTAAGGTTTGGGGGGATGAAACCTTACGCCCGCTGTAATAATACACAAGCTGTCTCTTTATGGAGTACATAATTGTAAGATTACGGTGATGATTTTTTATGAAACCAAAAATGTAATGTTACATTGTAACTATAAAGCGTCTTGTAACCTTACATAGTATGTTTGGAATTGGGTTGGGTATCTGGTAGGGTATTGGTAATGCCAAAAGGCAGGATCACTACTCCCAGAAAGATTACACCGATGAAACAAAAGCCCGTTAGTTTAGAAGTGTGGAGAATGTTAGTTGCTGTAACAGCATCACAGGTTATTTCTTACGCCGACGTAACAGCATCACGATTAGTAAATAATGAAATCGCATTAGATGAAGATGATAAAAATGCTCTACTAAACAATGTTGAGCAAATGGAAAAGATAATGGAAGATGGTAAAAAATTACACGGTGGTTATGTTACACCACCAAATACCCACTTTGGTCTCCATACACTTGCGACAATGATGGATACTCTGGAAATAAATAAATCCATAAACGATAAGTATTTGGAAAAATGCGACTGTGAGGGTTGTGAACTTATCGCGAAAGATTACATACTTGGTAAAGAAATGATAAAGACCCTGGTAGGGTTGGAAGTTACACCCAAGTAAAGCTACACGGTTGTAGAATTACATACATGTAAGTCAAGACTTGGCTTACATGCATGTAATTTTTATTTTTTCGGTGTAAGATTACGCGGGCGTAAGACTTTTGCAGATCAAAAGTTACGCCCGCTGTAATGTTACCGGAATGTAAGGAAAGTTTAGTATCCTTTCGTAAATGTAACTTTACATAGATGGAAGTTTATGAAACCTAATACCAAACACTTGTTCGTGCCAGCTGTGTAATTTTAGGCTGTTGCCTATTCTTACATGATGTAATTTTAGTAATCCTTGTGTGTCTCGCGTCACACTCTCAAAAAGCCCATAAACATTAGGGTTTTGGAGTGTTTTTTTTTCTATTCTTACGCAAGACAGTAGCAACAGACTAGGGCAGGTACTAGGTTGGTAAGTAACAAGGGGCGAACAAAAAGTAACCCCAGATAGGCAAGGTAATCACAATGGCAACAGACGACATCTTTGAGATAGTCTCGGAGTCTGACTTGGAGTTTTCCAAGCGTGGGCGTAAGAGTATGGTCTCACCAAACTTGGTGAGTGCTATCGCAAAACTCAAAAAGGGACAGGGGCTCAAACTGACGGGAATGGCAGTAGACCTAAAAAGCCCCAAGGCTAAGACAGACAAGGCTAGGGTCTCGGCTCAGATTCGCCAAGCAAGCCGTCAGGCTGGCAAGAAGGTAGCGATTCGCTGGTCGCTAAATGGAGTCCCCCAAGTGGTACTCGTTGGCGAATAAGTCACACTCCCCCAAGTGACGGGGATAGGGGCTTGGGTCTATCGACCCAAGCCCTTTTCCTTTGTTACCTATGTGTAATATTACCGGGGGCGTAATCTTACTCTGCTTGTAAGATTACGCCCACTGTAACATTACAGGAGTGTATCTTTTGTTTAGTATGAATTTCTAATGTAACATTACGTCCGGGCTAGTTTATGAAGATCTAATGTAACTTTACGGCCATGTAAGAAAACAGATCATTGTTTCATCTATTATTTGACCTATTCCTTTATCCTTTATGCCACCTATTCTTACGTCAAGCTACCAATTCCAGGCTTTTGACCCATCCGCCCGCTTTACCCGATTACCTGATACACTTGCTTTGTCACCTTGACCCGTACTTGCGGTGGCGGAGTAGGCGGGCTGTAACTTTACAGCCGAGCATCGGCTCCGTGCGAGTGTGGTGATACGGCGGTGTGTAATCTGACACCGCTGTAAGTTTGGGATAGCAGGCTGCTAGCGAACCCTGCCCGCCGTAAGGTAACGAACGGCGACATAAAACTTACGGCTAAGTAATTCTAGAAATAGAATTACTTTATCCTTCGTAACTTCACTCAACCCTTGAAAGGGGTTTTCAATGCCCAAGTCTGACGACTTTGACTTTGAGATTGTGAACGAAAACGAACTAACCTTTGCCGCTCGCGGTCGCAAGTCACAAGTTGACCCTGCTATCGCTCAGGCAATTGTCAAACTTGCCCCTGGTAAAGTTTTGGCAATTCGGTCAATGAAAATTGACCCGAAGGACAAGGCTGCCAAGGCCCGTGTGCTCGCATCATTGCGTAGCGCAGGTAAGTCTGTCGGCATCAAGGTATCTGTCCGCTTTACCGTGGATGGCGTGCCTACCGTTCGTCGTAGTTCTAAGTCTGCTTAGTTCTAGTCTTACACATCTGTAAGTTTTGACTTACGGCGACGGTTACGCTTCGGCGTATTCCTATCGTGGCAACAGAAGAATAAAAATTACGGCGACGTAAGTAAGGCTTCACCACCCTTACCTTGCGTCGCCGTTTTTTTTTGCCTACTATCGACCCGGTGGATTGGCCTTGACTTACACGGCAGTAAAGTTACACGGCCGTAACGCCTACGGTAATATTACAGGTTGATCTCATCTTTTTAGTAATCTATTGTTTCATATGTAATATTACCTTTATGACTACCTTTATGTAATCTTACAGGTGGGTGTAATGTTACTCTCATGTAACATTACAACCATTGTAATATTACACCGTGTCTCACTTTTTTAGTAAGCCTTTATGTAATTCATTATGTAAGACTACTACAAACCTTTATGTAATCCGTAATATTACTCTTTACCTTTATGGCTCGTAGTATTACACCGTTGTAACATTACACCGTTGTAAAATAAAAAAATGGGTCGATCTTCATCTAATGATCGACGTAATCTTTCATCTGAGACTAGACATAAAAAAATGGGTGGGGTTTTACCCCCACCCATAACAATTGGAAATCTTTTGTCTATTTTTTTATTTGCTAACCTTAGCAAATTTGGCAGCAGGAATATTTCCCTTATGCCAACGGATAACACATTCCATTCCCAATTTCTCAGCAATTTGGCGAATAGTTGCGCTAACTTTTGCCTTGTAATTTGACTGATCTTTTTTCTCAGTCAAATCCGTTGGAATAGCGAACTTGCTAAATTTTACCCAACCATTTGGGTTCTTTTTTAGCAATTCCCTAACGCCATTGATTTGCTCAGGTGTAATTTTAGATTTACGCCCACGGGTGGCGAAATCCAATTCATTCTCATTGACGATTTCGAAATCGTCATTTTTTTCTGTAGCCATTGTTTTTTCCTTTTTTTGTTGTTTTGGTTGATGTATTTTTTTATTCATTTTTGACGATTTCCAACCGTCACATTCAGCGTATCGGCATAACTAAAAAAAACCAACCTCTACCTAAAAAAAATATTAGTGTCGATCTATTGGCGCGAACTTACTTTACGACATTACCTCACCTAATGATCGACCTATTAGCCAATGATCTGGTATGTAATATTACGGTTGGTAACATTACAAATGTAATATTACACTTTAGTACGCAAAAAAATTCATCTCATTCTTTATCTAATGATTTAGATAATGTAATACCTTTATGGGCAATACATTAGCCCACTTGTTCCCTTGTGAATTACACGCTTGTAATTCCTTATCAAAAGGCTGAGTAAATTCCGGATCTAAATGGTAAGTGGCAGTAGTAATTGAATGATGAGATTCATCACTATTATCATCAATAGTTCTATGAGTTGTTCTATCATCTATTCTATGCCGGGTTTTATTATTAATACATTGTTTTATCTTTCTAGAACCTTTATGTATGGGTATAGGGGTCTCTTTATAGACCTCTTGTGAAAATCTTCACATTTCTAGCAGGTTTTGGTAGGTTTTTACCCTATATTTTATAATACACCATATAAATTAATGAATTTATAGACAAATTTGCGTACTTGTCGTCTCTTTTTAGGTGGACGTATCCATTTAGATAGACCTATTCGGTAGATGTATCCATACCTTAATCTTCACCCTCACGTCCTTCTACTGTAAATTCCCACTCATATCTTTTAATTAAACCATCCGAGATCATTCCATACATCTTCTCAGCAGCTTCATCCGCATTATTAGCTTCAACAATATCTGAATAGTGTGCGCTTACAAGATATGATTTCATAGGGTCTTGTACATTCGCATTCTTTTCCAATTTGGCAAGCACTCTGGCAAATAGTTCCTTCCACTCTTGTTCTGTGTACTCTTGTGGTGTTTCCATTACTTTTCCCCCGTTATTGCCTTGAGATATACCGTTATCGTATCCCAGATCATTGAGTTAGGTATATCGAAGTCCTCTTCATTAATCAATTCTAGAACCTTTTCCCATTCCGGCCTTGTTATTTCTCTATCCAGATACGGTAGGCTTTTGTCCCACCATATGCAAACAATTTTCTCATCCGGCTTGTAAGCTGTTTGCAATTCTTTAATTATCTGTCCGACAGTCCATTCAGTCATTTTTTCCACCCACGGTTTGATAGTATCTTTTTTGCGCCAATTCAAAGAACCAACCCCAACTAAAAACCCTATGAGAACGCTTAGGAGCTCTCGTAGGCTTTTTAAAGTTCAATTCTTCATCTGCACCTGCTACATTACTTATAAGATCTGTTTTTCTCATATTTCTCCTTATGATTACCCTACCCCAACATTGGGATTATTCTTTGACCCATTCTACACATAAATCTGTTAAGAATGGATTAGAATCTTTATCAAATGATAGCTCACCTTTCTTAATCATTGTTAATGCTTTTACTGCATGCTGGTAATCAATTGAGCTAAGACTTACACTGAGATCTTCATATTCATATTCATCAATGCTACCGTAATCTACTTCGTAGTCACAATCTTCACCCCATTCTAGGCTAGAAAAGAAATTAATTCTGGGCTTTAAATATGACCAAATTGATCCACCATCTGCAAAAAATATTCTTGTACCAACTGCATGTGGGATATTTAGAAAATGGCAAGCAATATGTTGCCAATGTTCATAATTACTAACCTGTTCAGTAAAAGCAGTTTTTGATGTATCCCAATCAAGAGCTATAGCACTAGCAAATCCAGCAATACAAGCACCTGAATTACATTTAAATGATTTATTATCTGTATTCAATATGTTTTCGGCTACATAGCCAACTCTATGTCTTGATGGCCGAATTGATCCATTCCTTTCGTAAATTGATCCATCCCCTTCGTAAAAGAATGTTGACATATTAAAATGATACTTGCCTGATTCATTAATGGCATCAATCAATTTTTCAAAGTTATTGATGTCGTATTCACTTGGGGTAGCAGAAGCCAATTCTACTTCACTCTTATTTATTACTTCTCTACACCTTGCGATTTCATCAGTATATTCCTTAATATCTTTTGAACTTATTGATTTATATTTTGCATCAGCAGTTACTATATCGGAATATGCAGCAACAAGTTCATCCAATGATACTTTGTTCTCTATTTTCATTTTATCTCCTCTAGTTGTTTTATTAGCCAGGTTATCCATTGCTTATAGACTAATTCATCTGATGGCGTTGATATATATTCATACTGCATTTCAAGATATTGTATTAATTCAGATACTAACTCTTCTTCATTTCTAATAATCTTATTCATTAGCTTTTCATCTCTGCTTCAAGCTTTTCTATTCTCTCATTTAAAAGGGCAAGCACCTCTGCAACAGTTTCTAATGATTTTGTTACAAGCGCATGATTGTGATCACTTATTTCTTGCAAATTAATTAATTGCCCCATAATAATGTCTTGCGTATCTCGATTAGTCATATTTGTCACTTTCTATCTTTTGTAGTGGTTAATAATTATTATTCACAATCGTGTCCATAAGATGCCTCTTCCATTGTTAGTTTCTTTCCACATTCTATGCATTTCTTCACATAGATTGTATTGTCTTTGCCGATAAGGACTTTCACCTTATCGACAGAGACAAATCTTTCTTCATTAATCTCTTCTTGCATAAATCCTCAATCCAATATAGAAGGTTAATAAAATTGCTGCCCAGATAAAATATGTTTTACGTGTTAGCATTTAGAATCAACTCCTCTTGCTTTTGCGCTAGCCTTATTGCGTCAGCAATATCCAAGAAATTCTTTGCACTAACATCAGAAGTTTCCTGATTCTCAGCGTCAAGAATATTTGAGCCAATTACTTTAGGATCAAGACAATCCATGAATTCATCTGATTCAATTACATTACTGATTGACCCGACCACACGACCATTATGATTTTTAATCGCGTAAGAAATGCCAATGTATTCAAAGTCTACATAATTTAATTCTTCACCACCATCACAAGATTTATAAAGCTCATCATGATTAAGATGATCACCACTTGTATTTTTAACAATATAGCTAGGGCAGAAACTTCCTTCAGAATTAAACATATATGACATATTGTTGAAAGCGTCTCTCCATTGTTCTGGACTGAGATTATCGTGAATCCTTTGCATAATGCTAAGCATTATCCAAGACTCGTTAGCGAATGCCCAGTTTTCATTTGACAAGATTACGACTTCTAATGCTGAAGTCGTTGAGATACCATTGCCTTCAATTTCTTCACACGTTTGATCTTCATATTCTCTAAACACTTCTTTATTCATAACCCAGCCGACAGCACATCTCAAAGAGGTGTCTGTTCGCATATCATAACCAAAATATTGACAGGTATCGCCATCTTCTACAATACCATCTTCTTCATTGTACCATTGGTCTTGAGACTTCACCCCCTGTTTTAGCATTTGCTGAGTGATATAGTTGAACATATCACGGTCGGTTACTTTATCTGTTTGTATTGTTTTTGTCTTAATCATTATCTGCTCCTGTTGTTTTGTTATTTTGTTGTTTATTAGCTGGTTCGAAATAGAAACCGCCATCTTTATTTTTTCCTACAAGTATACCCGGACCATTACCTTCTGGATCCATCATTGGATAAATAATAGCTCCACTTGATAAAACAATAACTGCTGGGACATTGTAATAAGAATCTTCCCAACCTTCATCAATCATTTCCTTCTTAGTCATCCACCTTACTTCTTTTATCTTTGCTCCAATTATTTGATCATCAGTTGTCATAGCTATCCTTCTTCTTTCTGGAATTGTAATTAGTGACATATTCTGGTAGGTATTCGTTATCTTTAGCAAATATGATTTGTCCATCCATAATACGATGCAATGCCTCTACTGCTACCTTATAATTGATTGAAGATAGTTCAATACTTTCACATTCCCATTGATCATCATAATCACAATTGTAGCGATTTAACCTACGAGTACTGTTTTCCCACTTTAATGACTCATAGTCTGATGGTTCATTGAATCTTAAGAAACTCCAAAGACTACCATTATCTCCGTAGAATATCCTTCTGCCTACTTCTAGCGGGATATTTAGATAATTACAGGCTATATTTTCAAAGAACTTCAAATATTCTCTTGAATCACTTTTCATCCATTTAGGCTGTTGCCAATTGAGAGCATTAGCTGTTGCAAATCCAGCAATACAACCAACACTATCGCAATTGAATGAACTTGTGATAACATCAAATGCATTATCACAAGCTACTGCACTAGAAAACAATGTAAGATTATTAATTGGGGTGCTTTCTATATCGGTCAGAACAATATCTTCAATATTAGCAATAAATGTTGTCATATTGAAATTAGTTAAGCCATTGGCTTCAATTGATTGAATTAACTTATGAAAGTTATTTACATCATAATCCTCATGGGTAACATTCTGCAATGCCAGAAGATTTTTTATTGAAATATCTGTAGCTTCTTCAGCATCGAGTTCCAAAGTATTTGGATTATAAATATAATCAAATCCATTGATTAGTTCTTCAATTGTTGGTTTTTTTACTGTTTTCATTCTGTTCTCCCTGCTTTATTGTTTTTATATTGGTTCCATGATTCATTGTATGTATTTCCAAATTGGCTGACACGAGCAAAATCTTTATCTAGTTTCTGCTCTAAGCCATAACCAATAAGTCTCTCAAGAAAGTCATAATATTCTTGAGTATTGACTTTCAATTTGGTATTGTTCCCATTAACTGGATCTTTGATAAAAATGACAGTATCATCTTTTACCGGCATAATCAAAGAATATGATGAGTTAATGTAAGACTGAATCTTTAACTCAAATTCAGTCTTGGAATCCCTCTTTTCTTGGATTCCCTTACTCTGCTTTAACGGCATTTTATTTTCCTTCCCTTAGGGCTTGTAAATAATCTTTTGAGAAATGTGGCATGTCATACATATCTACTTCTAAATGACCATCTCTAAGCAGTTCTAATGCCTTAACAGCCATTTCGGGACTAATAGAACTAAGATCAATAGTCGGATAATCTGGATAATCATCTTCCTCATCTGATATATATAAGTCATTAAATATTTTTAGTTCACTTATCCTAATATCGTTGTAATCAGTCGCATAATGTTTTAGCATTCCCCAAAAACTATTCCTCTCTGCATAGAACAATTTTTTACCGTGCCTTATTGGAATATTTAAGAAATTGCAAGCAAGATGCTCAAATAAATCAATCTGATTGTAGACATAATTAGACGTTTTATTTATCAAATCTTCTTGCCAATTCAATGCTGTTGCTACAGCAAATCCCGCAATACACCCAACTGTATTACAATTGAAAGTTTTTGTTGCTTTAAAGAATGGAGAAGGATCATCTCCTTTTAGCCGATAAATATAGTCAGAAGATATACCATAAACATCATTTTCAGATCCCCAACCTCTATAACTATCGTCAAATGTTTCGTAATCCTTGTCTTCTAAAAGCCCAATAAATGTTGTCATATTGAAATGCTTTTTACCATTTAGTTGAATAGAGGCAATAAGCATATTAAAAGCTTTTTTGTCATAGTCTTCATGATCCATAACAGATAGGTATTTACTATTTTGATTTGTTATGTCTTGCCAGGGCTTTGTGATAGTCATTTTGGTATCTGCTTCAAAATATTTCCACTCAGTCTCATTATGCATCCGATCATTAATGTCAATATATGTTTTAATAATCTCTTCAGGCGTTGGCTTAGTTAAGACTACCTGTATTCTTGTCTCTTCCTTTGCTTCGATAATATCGTTTGTGATGGTCATTTTATTTTCCTTCTTTCCATAGTTGGATTCTTGATTGTGTTGCTTCTAACCAAATGTACATCTCATAAACAAGTTCATCAAATGACATTTGAAAAGGATAACGAGTATTTTCAGTAATTTGTGGCTCAATCTTTTTCGGAAGGGTCTCCCAATGCTCCATCAAATTCGTTGCTGATTTTACGAAGTCAATCATCGCCTTTTCAAAACCAGATACGGCATATGATTCTTTGCGTATATCATCAAACAAAGTTGATATGTCTTCTATTGTTTTAGAAAAGGATTCAACTTTATGAGAGCTGTTTCCCGACTCTCTGCTATGTGTTTGCAGATAAACAATTTCTCCTACTTGTTCTTGACACATTAGTTTGACTCCTTTTTCGCTTTATCTGTATCCCATTTTTCATATTGATATTTGTGGTAATTGACTATTGCTCTTACAGTTTTTGCTTCTGGCGAAACAGTTTTGTTATTTCTAACAAAATTACTACTCCACTCTGTAAGATTTCTCATTCCATGATTTGTACCGATACCAATGTGATCTTTAACATCTTGCATAGTCATATACTTTTGAGATATTTGCCATTGATCATTCTCATCCTTTGTCCATTCTTCCATAAAGCCTTGACCTACAACTTCTTCAATTGCTTTAGACCGGCCATAATACTCTGATGCATTTGATTCCGTAATAAAACCCATAGCAACAGCACCACCCCAAAAGATAAAGTGTTTTGTAATTGGAACTAAATCAAATACTTTCTCATCACCTTCTTCCCTTTCAATATAGGCTGCTTTGACATTATCTTTGTACATTTTAATTTCTCCAATGTTCCAAGTTAATGGCATTATCTTCTCCTGTCTCTAATTGATATCATAATTAAGAAAGTTGATATTGATCCGATTATAAATGTTAAAGTTTCTTTCATTTTATTACATAACCTTTCTCTTGATATTTGTCTTTAAATCTTTCAAATGCAATTTCATAAACCCAATCAAAATCCGGATGATCTTCTTTAGGGCCATCCATTAGAGTTATTTTTGCATTTTCCATTAAATCAATGTAAGTATCTTCAATAAACTTTTCTAATAGGTCTTCTGGTAATTCATCTAGAAGGTGAACGCTTTTCATTTTGTGCTCCTTTGGGTAAAATTTTGTTCTACTTGAACATTCTTCAGTTTCAATTGTGCGTCTATTTCTTCTTTAATTGGCATCCCTAGTTCTTCAAGAATAAAGATGATCTGGTCTATACATTCACCATCACCCATATCGTCACCCGGAGTTGCAATTATTTCCATTATTTTTAGCAGTGCCATTGTTTCACTTATTGCCATAAATATTCCTTTCTTGTTTGTTAATGTTATTAGCTGAGGGTAAGCAGAAACTGTTTGTGTCATCAACGAAAACACTTGCCATTATCTAATTCCTGCGATAACTGTTGCCCAAATAGGGTATACAAAGGCAACGAGGTATCATAATTAGATAACACACAGTTTCCTTAAGCTGAAAGGGGTAGCCTTAGCTTACCCCCAGCTAATAACATTATTAATTACAGCGTTTCCGATAGGACTTGAACCTATAACCTAAACATTAGAAGTGTTTTGCTCTATCCAATTGAGCTACGGAAACAAAAACCATAAGAAAATGAGTGTCTCGCACACATTTATTTCTTATGGTTTAGATTTGATTACTCCCAAATAATTTTGGCGATTGTCTTTGTGATCATAGTTCCTTTAACGAATTCATGTCTCCAAAATTCATTATCTTCTCCTACCCAATTAATATAAGAACCATCTCTAACGAATGGACTAATTGCGTCTAGAAAGTATTCCTCAGCACCGATTTTGTTACTATATGATAATCCATCAATATTTCCAACTTCATCATATTTAATTTCAAAACCAAGTTCTTTTAATATATCATCCAATGTTTTACATGTTTCTGGATAATTTGCATCCATCCAAGAAAACCATTTCATCGGATGATAAGTCATACCTTCAGGTCGAGGATCACCCCATTTCATTTCTTCACCATTTGGCAATGTAAAACTACCACCACCACCTGTTTTCAAATCATCTCTATCATTTAGGGCAACACAATTTCTATACGCTTCTTCAAAATTATATTTTGCGATGAAGAAATCTACTTCATCAGTTCTTACATAGTATCCCATTATTTTCTCTTTCTATGAGTTGTTTATATTACATTGACCAATGGCCGGCCCCACCGTTATCGTAAAGATATTTTGCAACCTTTAGATTACAAGATGGGTCAAATAAACCATCTATACTTGTACCACAAATATTCTTGGTTACAGTTTTCCATGTTGAGTTAACTTGAAGTAGCCCTAAATCCTGAGACTGATCTCTATTCAATGTTTTGTTATGAGCTTTAGGATTACAACGACTTTCTCTCCACATAATATAGGAAAACAATTTTACAGGGAATCCCCTGTCTTTTAATTCACTTTCCCATTGTGGACATCTTTTAGTTAAGTCACTTGGTATTTTTTCGTCTATCCTTGAGTCAATTGCTGGTTCATCAATAACAATTTTGACATTGTTTTGCCCTGCGATTGATACGTCTGGATACACATATTCTTTTACAACAACTGTGTTTCCAGTTTGTTTTGATTCATAGTGGTCTTTTGTAATTGTGTGACCAATTACAAAACCCGTGAATATTCCATATAGTAAGCCAATAGTGCCAAGTATTGGTGATGATTGTATTTTCATAATTCCTCCAAAGGTTTAGGGTTTGCGTTTGAACGCATTAGCATAGGCATTTAGAAGAAGCGAATAGCAAATCAACAACTTTACTTTCGCCTTCTTAGTTTCTTACAATAAAGATACCTCCGTCTACTTGTTGGAATTATGATTATTTACCATCTTCCATTTCTTTAGCAAATCTTTCTGATAGGATTGGGTGAAGGATAGGAATTTGCGAATAAGCTTTTCTTGCATCTTTGTTATAGTTTTGCAAAAAGTCTGCCCAAGCTTCACCCATATCTTGATTCTTCAGCTCAGCGACATCACCTATCAATTTACTCATATGTAACATTGAGGCAAATAGCAGGCCAACCATTACAGTTTCATTATCTCCAAAGTCTTCACTAATTGAATCAACTACGGTGCGAACTATTTTTATATCTCCACCAAGCCAAGCCCCAATAAGTTGTACAACGACATCTGTAAATAAAACATCATCTACAGATAATTCTTCTTCACTAAAGTTAAAATTTAAAAAAGCATCAGTCATAATAAAATCCTATATTGTGTTGTTCTCTGTTGAGAATTGATGTTGTAAATTCCTCACGATTATTATCTAACCATTCTACTAAATCAAACATACTTTGTCTAATCAAATCGGTTCTAACAAGTCTGTAATTATATATGTCAACCTTTCTGTTCTCCATCAGTAATATCTCCTCTAATAATTCCCTTTTCAAATTCTTCAATTGTCATTCCCTTCTTGACTAGATCGTTGAAGTATTCTATATTCTTTACTATCTCTCTGTAATTAGAAGAATTGGGATTATAAAAATACTCTTTTACATGACCGGTTATATTAACCCCGGTTGAATACTCAAACACTCTTGCATTCCAATTGTCTGGCTTAAAACCAAACTGATTCTCACACATTTGCTTTGCTCTACTTACTGCTTCTTGTACAGAAGAAACTGATTCTACTTTTATAGGCATTCTGAATTCTACAATATAGTATTGATCAAACTTTGGCATAGTCTATACCAACACATAAGCTATGACAGCGATCAATGCCAATGGCAAAACAATAACTGCAATCGGTAGTAAAATCGTTGAGGCTACGCTGAACAAAAAACAAATCCATACGCACCACATAAAGAATGTAAATTTAGACACGGTTATGCAATCCTTTCTATTGTGCCATTAAGACCAAGATTGATGATAAAATACTGACCTGTTTCATCAACCTGACACACACCAGATTTTTTGGTGGGCATAACAGATTTAAATTCAGGAGTTATCATCTTAAATTCCAACTTCCCAATCCGAACTAAATGCCAACCAAAAGATGGTATGTATTCCATCAGGTAATCCAAACTAGAAAATAGTGGCAAATCTATTGTTTTAATTTTCAATATACCATTATGGATAAAAACAGGAGTCTCTTTATAGAGCTTAAACATTAGATTGGCGATTCTTTTATCCGCTAGATTTCTGAATTCTCGGTACATATTATCAGTAATTCCAGTTGAATAGTGGTCATACTCATGAATTATTGTTGCTAAAATCTCCCTAGTTGTGCTATCGGAAGCCGACTCGGATGAAACAAGGATTTGCTTACCGCTTTCATTATTCATATTGATTGTCACTCCGACGACTGAACTTTCATTTTTACTTTTAAACACAGCCAATGGGTTTAGCATATCATCAATGCTGGGTTCAAAGTATGAGGCAATTCTCATTGCTTCAACCAGTTTTGGATACTTACTAATGTCTTTGTCAATGTCATACTTGGATTCTTCACCGATAAAATCCTCGGCCTTATCTATTCCGCAGGTTGAAAGAAATAGATAAATGCTATTCGTGCGGCATACTATTGGTAATGCACCACCTGATTTGACTATCTGAGTAAACCCATTAATTAATGCCTGCTCTGGTGACACAATAACAGCGTTATCAGAAAACTTTTCAAAGAACACTTCTTTCCATAAATCAGAAGGTGAAGTATACGTCCAATGAAAATCGCTAATCATAGAAAATTCCATCAAGTCAACTTCAAACATTTTATCAAGAATTTTTCTTAGGACTTTTTTATCTTTACAACGAGCAATTGTCTTGGTGATCTTGATAAATTCACTTGATACATCTTTCAATTCTCTATCTTCGTTTAGTGCCGCACTATTCGTTTCGTAATCAAATAAGCATACCTTTGATTCACTCTCTAGGGTATTAACTAGTACTGATTTGTAATAGTGATGCATTGAAGAGTTAATTTTCTCTAGAAATGAAATACCTGTATAGTCATCAAAGTAAACTACTTTTCTATCATCAGAAAAATAGTAATTATGATTATCATAAACTTGCATCATACCTCGAGAAGCAGTAATGTATACAGCAAACTCATTTGTATTGTTTCCAATATCAAATACAAGTTCTCTTGACCAATCGCCGTTATCTTTTGCGTTAGAAATAACTTCTCTATAGATTTGCCATTCGCTATCCCAACTCATAGAGCCGGCATCAACAGTAAAAGAAGATTGCTTTTGATAGTCACCGTAATCGTAAACGATTGATTCAATGCCTTCCTCATCAATTGCTTTGTACCTCAGGTTGTAATAACCCTTAGCATCAGAGCCACAGAAAACAAAATCCAACCCCATTCTCAATGCTGAGATTGGGGCGTATTTGATTCCAGAACCAAATTGACCAATCGTTGCTGGATCGTTTCTTTTGGTTGATAGCCCAAGTTTTTCTAGATGAAGCCTATTGACTTCGCTAGAACTATTTGCTATTTTGATGTACATTGTATCTCCTTTGCTATTGGTGGAAATTCATGTTTGTTGCTTTAAACTCTTGAATAATTTTATCCTTGGCTACCTGATACAATTCTAAGTTATTGATAAAGGCTAGAACATCTTTAACAGTAACTTTTAAATCCTCAACAGATGATTCTACATCTGGTTTTGCCATATAAGCTTGTTTATTTTCGAGGTATTGCTCTTTCTCTTTATTGATACGATACTCAACCCTTCTATCAATAAAAGTAGTTAGCGCATCAGCAATAGTGTGATCATAAACACTTTTAGCACCATTTTCTTCTCTCATAGCAGTCAGCAAATCGTAACGAATTGTATTGATTATAGCATCGCCAGCAAGTTTAGCAGTTTGACAACCACTACCAGCAGAATACTCAGACAATTTGTTTTCAATTTGATCATCAACGATTTCATTAATATCTAGATGATCTTTAATTTCAGATACTATGTCTGAGTAATCCAAATTTTCACTTACATAAGTACCGATATAATCACCAACAGCATCAGCAATAGTGCTACCGTTTGATGAAACCCAATCAGTAATTGCATCATCAGAATTATTAGATAGAATTTCTGTAACTGCTGTGTCAAATTCACTATCCTCAACAACATGATTAATTAAATTGCCATCCTTGAGCATTGCCTTAACAATGTCATCAATAGAAATTTTGATTGGGATAGTGATGTTATTATTATCCTCGTCTAATTTGATATCTGCTTCAATTTCCATATTATTCTCCTTGTTGTTGATGTGAATTGTATTTCCGGCTATTTCTGTTTTTTCAAGATATTCTGATGTCATAGTTTTTTAAACCGTATGGCTTTCTATAATATATTCAACAAATTCCCACATTGGATCAGATTCTTTAACTTGCATTTCAGCACCATCAAACCAATCTTGATAGTGGTATGAAATACTTTCAATAAAATTGTTATCATCCATATATACCTTAATGAAATCCGCAGGGCCACCCGTACTCAATTCAATTCTCACCATTTTACTGGATGTAATACCTAATGGGAATTCACCAAGACTTGATTCATTATACTCTGAACTGTCATAACAATGTTGCCTGAATTTATCAACTTCTTCTTCACTTGGTTCTTCATCGTAAGTTTTTGTAAACTCTTCAACGAATCTTTCTGCTTGCTCATCAACATATTCACCAAATCGACCATTAGCGTGAACAAGCATTTCATTAATTGTTTCATTCCTAGACTCATATCTTTCTAGTATGAGTTCTGCGCATGATTTTTCTTTTGACATAATATCTCCTATGTTATTTTGTTAATTAAATCTCGCTCTGCTATTTCTCTACCTTTAATATACTCTTCAATAACATTTACATTAAGAGTATCTAAATAGTAGTCGTTCAGTTCAGCTGAAGGTGGATTATCTACTTTACTCATTCTGTCGTGATAACCACGTGCAAAATAATACTTTCTGCTGAACGGAACGCTATGTATTTTCTTAGCCACCATTTAGGCTTTAGACCAAACTTGATGTGGCATCAAATTCATTGGGAAATCAGGTAGCCTATTTGTCTTCATTTTGACATTGTATCGGTTAACAATAGCAAACGGTAAAGCAGTAAAAGTAATCGTTTGACCATTGCTAATCATTGATTGAGCCTGAGCGATAAGTAATGCTGGGCTACCAGCCATACTCAATACCTTTGCTAAACGCTTTGGATCAACTTGATTTCCATATCGACGATAAATACAACCGACAGCCGAAAGCAATTGACCATGATATGTTTCATTGTTATTTGGAAACGCATCACTAAGTGTTTGAAGTGTTTTAGCCAATACTTCTGCGCCGGCATTAGTGTAAATTTTACGCAAAGTAGAAACTGCTCTCACTTTGTTTACACCAGGCCCTTCTGATAGCGAAGCACCAACTTTCTCAATAACTTCATAGATAGCTACAGTAATTGGATCACCCGAAACAATTCCAGCTTTAAAGATTTGTGATGGACTTGGTTTTGTGTGTTCTTTATTCGTTAATGTAAAGATACGAGCTTCATCTTGAATTGACAAACCAAAGTACACAAGAGCATTAACACTTGAATTTTCCATACCCATAGCAATCAATGAGTGATACCTATGGCTACCGTCAATAATTGCCAACCTGTTATCTTCACGCATTGAGCAAGTAATAACACCTAGCAAATCTGGGTTGAAATTCTTGACAATTTTCCTAACCTTAGTGTCAAGCGCTTTTCGCTGATAAGTATAATCAACAAACATATCACTTGGCTTAACCAATGAGGACATCTTTGAGATATGCCCTGTATCAAAGGATGCCCCAATGGATTCGTGATATGTAGTAATTGCTACATTCGCAGCCTTTCTAATTTCTTGCATTGTTACTGTTTCAGCAGTGTTTGTTTTAGGCACGGCTTTCTCCTTTGTTTTTTTTGTCGTGGTGGATGTTTTGTTGGCTTTCATGTTATCTCCTATTTGTTGTTATAGTTGTTCTACTTCGATTATTATTGTTACTAAATTACCAAAAAGTGTATAACCAGATTCTCTTACTGCCATCATTTCAGCAATTTGCTTTGCTTCATCATAGGTTTTAGCCTCGATGAATGTTTCTTTAATGAGTCTAAGACAGAACTTGGTTTCCATATTGAATCACCAAATTTTTGGCTTCCTCCTTTGTCAAATTGATTATTGATCTTGTTAGCTTATTTCTTTCACGAGGTGTAAAGCCACCCCAAATCCCATACTTTTCTTCATTACGCACGGCAAACTCTAAGCATTCGTGAGCGACAACGCATCGCTTACAAATACCTTTTGCCAAGTTAATTTCGTATTTATCATCAGTAAAGAAATCAAGTCTGCTTTTTTCTACTAAGCAAGAACCTTTACTTCTCCAATTTTCGCCCATATTGATGGGCAATATTTGATGTTCATCCATTCTCTTCTCCTTCTGTGTTAGAGAAATCTGAATCGTAATAAGGAAGAGATTTTGATTCACCTTCAAAAGTTGGTAAAATACTTTCTTGTATGTGATTGAAATACTCGTCCCTATCTATTTGCTCCATACCTGACATAATTGTTTGAATATGATACATCAAACTGATTGCTACTCCATAGACATTATCTTCAGATAGTACTTCTTCACTTTCATGCATTAAATTGATAATATTCATCATACTGACTAATCTACTATCTGTATCTTCGTAATCAGTATCTTTTAGGTAATCAGTAATTGTCTTGAGTGTTTCATAATAATCAGAAGCATCAATAATCCCATCTGGTACGGTATCTGGCTCTTTTCTAATATTTTCAAAATCATTATCACTAAACATGTCTCTCTTTTCTTTTTGTTAGTACCAAATTGATGAACCTTCACAATGCTCGGCAGCAAATTTTACCCACCAAGTTGCGTATAGCCAATCGTTAATATATTCTTTTTCATCACCTCCATCTTCATCTTCTTTGCCAACGTGCTCTCTTGCTCTTAGAGCAAATTTCTCAGTATTGTCTCTCATATATTCATGCATTTCTAAGCAGTAGTCAGCACTCATACCTTCGGAATCTGGTTTATCTTCACCCATACCTTCACCAAAGAATGTATACTTGGTATCAGCATATACATCAAAATTTCCGTGTTCTAGTAATGATAGCAATCCATTGCCATACTTACCTCTATACCAACAGCTAGTTCCAAGCATTCCATAAGTAGGTGTTGCTTCTTTTAGCAGAATTGTTTTTTCATATTCATTTTGCCAAGGGCAGTTACCTTTTTCTTTAGTCGTATCACAATCGATTCGCCCGTCATATGTAAATGAAGCAATTCCTTGTTTTCTACAAGGATATT